GGCGTCGATAATGGCCAAGCCTATGATGGCTTCGTCTGTTAAAAAATCCGTATCGAAGGGCACAATATAGAGCCCTGCGGCGTCCACGGTGCGACCCGCCGCGGCCTGCCACATTAAAATGGACTCGGTGTTAGCCTCGGTCTGAAAGAGTGTCCAGTCCAACCAATCGTAGGAATTTAGCGACTCCATGCCCTCCACCTCGGGCCCGTCGTACACGGGCGGCGAGGCATATTCACGCATGGCGTTACTATAAAGGACTTCCGGGATCGTGAGGGCCATTAGTTCACCTTAATTTTGACGTTATCGCCGGCTTGCTGGGAAATTGCGCCCATGAGCCCGCGGATTTGGTTGGCAGAATAACCGCGTTCACCAACCAGGGTCACGTTAACGTTAGACTGCGAGGCGGGCCCGTTGGTGCTGCCGCCGCCAGTTCCCGGGGTCGAGACCGCGCCACCGCTAGACCCGCCCACGCTGGCGCCTTCTGAAAATTGCGTGCGCTTGATTTGTTGGACGCGAACGGCGCCCGCAGCAATAGCCGCGGCGGCCGCCGCCGCGCCAAGGGCCGGACCCACAATGGGAATACCGGACATGGCTTTATAAGCACTTTGGGCGGACGATATGGTATCAATCACAGCCTGTGCAATGGCGGCGGCCTTGCCGATTTTAAACGCCCGTTTGCTGTGAGATTCCATCAAGACGGACATATCAGTAAGAATGCCGCGGGTGTGCTGATATTGGGCTTGCCAGTTTTGCTCGTAAAAAGCCCGCTGCTGTACCTGCCGCTGCAAGTCTTCGTCCGCGTGTTGCTGGCGGATACGCGCCTTTTCAGCCTCCACGGCTACGGTAAGCGCGGACTCCGTGGCGTAGTTATCCGCCAGGATCGCACGCTTAAGCGCGGTCTGTTCTCGGAGGGCATCAGTCTCCGCTCTAAGGTGGGTTTTGTATTGCTCCAGGAGGGCGGCGAGGGTCCGCCGCTGGATGCTGGCCTGTCCGTCGTCTGTGTTTTCCTCCGCCTTGGCTTTCCGTATGCGGTCGATTTCGTCGTACGTCTTGGAGATTGCCCGGCTAAATTCGTTCGGGTCGATTACTTCGGAAAAGAGCCCGGTGATCTTTTCTTTGTTTTCTTCCATCCCCGCCACTAGGGAGTCGATGCGGTTTAGGATTTCTTCGTCCGAGCCCTCGCCTAACAAAGCCTCCCACGCCACTTGGGCGGTTTTCACCAGGGAATCAATGGACGTCGTAAGGATACGGAAGACCTTAACCACCTTGGACAGGGTTACCGCTAGGATGGTGAAGACGTACGACAGCCCCTCGGTCAGGAGGGTGTATTGCTGCGTGTCCGCGGTGACTTCGCGGAACACTTCAATCAGACGATTAAAGCCCGGCACCAGATTATTAATGCCATCCAACACCAGGGCGCGGGCTTGCTTCTGTGCCTTCTCCAGGGTGTTGGAGAATTCCAAAAGGTTGGCGCGGGTACTGGCGGGCAAGAATTCATTGGCCCCGCTGGTCACATCCTTAAATGCCTGCGTGACGTAGTTAAGGGACTTCTTAATCACCACGAAGGCGGCACCGAAAGCGATTAACCGCTTGCCGGCCTTGTCCACGCTGGCGGATGCTTTATCCGCCGCGGCCTCGGTCTTCCCCATGGCGGACGCGGTGGTAGCGCCCGCCGCGGCCATGACGTCCGACATTTTAGCCATGGCGGTTTGCAAGCCCGCGATGTCGGCCCGAGCCTTTAGAATTAGTTCGTCTACGACTTGGGTCATATCCCGGCCTTGGCTTTAATGCGTGCGGTGATGTCGTCCGACCACTGGCGCGTTATGCGGGGTTGCCCACCGCGGCGGCGTTCGTCTTCGGCGTCTGCCAAGGCATAATACTCCGGGAGCGTGACTTTCCAAGCCGCGCCAAAGTCCAGACCGTACTTGATTACCATCACGGACACAAACCAGGACCACGCGGGGAAATCATCCCCGGGCGTGGCGCCTACCCGTTTCCCGCGGGGGCGTCCTTCGTAGCGGCGGCGGCGGCTTCCTCGGTGAGGTATTCTTGCGCCTTCGCGGGCGCCAGGGCCACTAGGAGCACGTCCGCGGCCAACTTAAAGGCGCGGAGCAACCCAAGCTCCAGCACCATAGCCTTGGCGTCGGCTTCGCTCACGTCGTGCCCGCCGCCACCTAGGCCGGCGTGGATGATCGCCAGGACTTCGCCCGGCTTGCATCCGCCCTCCGCGATGGAGGCGGCAATGGTGAAAATGGAACGCGACAGGGCCCCGGATAATTTCTCCAGGGCGTCGAAGTCCAAGCGCAAGGTGTAGTCCTTGCCATTGTGCGAGAAAGCAACGTCCGCGCGGGCGCGGTTGGCGAGTGGTGGCATGCTGTCCCCTTTCTAGGAAGCTGCCCGAGCCGTTAGGGCATCGGGGTGTAAGTGATGGCTCCGGATGACTCCATGGAAATGGAGAATGTTTCGGCGTTGCCGGTTTCGCCTCCGCGCTCCAGGCTGGTAATTTTGAACGTGCCGCGGTAGATATCGCCAAGCTCGGACACTACGCGCATCAGCGGATGCTGGCGGGCGATAAATTTAGCGTGAAGCTTTTTAAAGCCTACGCCATTGTTAGCAAAGCCGTTCGCGCTCATCGACATGGACCGCAGACCGCAACCCGGGAGCAATTCGCGGTTATCCGCGCTCCCCTTGTCGGTCACATCAACGGCTTCATCGTTAAGCGTCAGGCTGTTAGCCTGCACCCCGGAGACATCAATAAACGTGCCCGAGCTATCCGGGTCTTCGATTTGGAGTAGGAATGCTTTACCGCAAGCTTTCATGGTGTGGCCTTAGTGTGGGGAGGGGTGGCTAGGTTTCTTCGCATAGCAGGACGAAGGACGCGGAGCCCGTGCGGTACTGCCCGTCCCCATCCACCACGTTAGCGGTTTGGAAGGTCGAGCATACCACGCGGCCTGTGTCCAAGGTTAGGCGCGGACCATCGAAGACTAGGCGTACACGGTGGAGGATTTCAAGGGCCTGCCGGTCCCCGTGCTCATCGCTGTAGGCGTCTACGGCTAGTTCCACCGTCCACCCATTCCGGCCCTTGTCATTAAACGGCACGGTAGGCTGTACCCGGACCACAAGGTAGGGCATGAGGTTTGCACTATCGGCATCCTGTGGGACGTTGTTAAATACTTTCCCGGCCCCGAGAATGGCGGTAAGCGCGGCGTCCCCTTGGAGCTTGGCAACGGCGGCCTTGAGGATGGCGGACGGTATGCCCATATTACTTCTTCTTCCCTAGCTTGCGAATCTCCACACGGGCCCACGACACGCCAGCCTTAAATGCCGGGCGGATGAATGGGCGGGCGCGAAGCTTACCACGGCCACGGAAGCGGGCCCACAAACCCCGCGCGGGGCGGAGCGTGGCGCCGAATTCCAGCCATTTCGCGTATTTAGCTTTGACCGCTACCCGGGAGTCCTTGCCCCCGTTTTGGTAGAGGCTCGTAACCTGGACGGAATTACCCAAGGTGCCTGTGTCGGTCGCAGGCGCAGCACCCGGGCGGCTTGCGATGTGGAACCGGCTTAGGTTGCGCCTGCCCCCGCGGTAGAATGCAACGGGGATACGCTTACCGCCCCGGATCATCCAGACACCAAAGTAGAGGCGGGACATGGACACCTTGCGCCCGGTGATAGTCGAGCGGGCTTTAAATTTCACGGGCCCGCGTTCGTACTTATGCCCACCGCCGGGCTTCTTAATGGCGCGCAGCATGTGGGCGCGCATGCCCACAATGGCCCGGTCGGCAATCGCCTTAATGCGTTCTTGCAAGGCTACAGTGGCCTTACGCATGGACTCCGCCGTCTTTTTTGGCGGCTTGTTCCATGAAAAGGAAAGGTCTATAAGCTTCCCCACTACTGCACCACGCCCGCAGAGGCGGTCACCTCCAACAACGTATTAGCGAAGTCGATATTATTAATAGATTGGATGTTGTAGAGGCGCCCGCGGAATTCTAAGCGGTCGGACTGGCGCATACCGTCAAGGGTTGGCGTCCAGTTGAAAGAAAAGCGGACGGTAGCCTCTCCGACCAAACCACCACGCGCCAGGATTTCGGACGCGCTAAGTTGTTCAGCCTTGGCCCACAACGTGCCCAGAAGTGTCCACGTAACTTCTTGCCCGCCGTGCCCATCGTCGGCGGTGCCCTGGCGCTCCCACTTCACCTTGTGCGGACGTTCGCCCGGCGGGATTGTTTCGGGGCAAGATTTAGGCTGGCAACCCATTAGCCAAGCCACCGGTAACGATGGAGCAAACCAGAGACACCAGAGCCAGAGATTGCACCGTCCGTGCCGTCAGCATCACAGCCACACGCGCCGCGGTTGGTGTATTTGTAAGCGATCAAGTCGAGCAAGCCCACACGGATGGCGGCGGGCACTTGCGGGGCGTTGGCCCCATACCCAACGTCGTACTGGAACCGGAGCGAATTAACTTCGCGGGCGTTAATGCTTGGGATATATTCCGAGCGCAAAATTACGCGCCCAATCTGGTCCGGGTCGGAGGCGTCCTCATAGTATGCCGCCGCAGGAAGCGGCGTAACGGTGCCGTCCCGGTCCACAACGGCAACGTCGGTCACTTGTGCCAGCGGCAGCATGGGAAGCTCACAGACCGCAACACCGATGGCCCGAGCGGAAGCGGTAAGCACACCCTCCCACCAATAGCCAAAGCCCCCAGGAGGGGCAAGGGCGGTCATGCCCTCCACGCCCGTAGTCAGCAGGTACCGGCGCAACCATTGCTCCAGCAATTCGCGGCACGCTTGTTCCAACATGGTAAGCGTGGCGTCTTCGGACGTGTCCAGCATGTCAAGGCGGAGGTGTGCCTTAATCTCCGCCAGGGTCACGACAGGGCCCGCCGCGGGAGTAATTACGCGGTGCCGCACATACCAGGATTTAAGCGTTAGCGTTGACGATGCAGCGGCAAGCATTGGCGGCGGTCCTTACTTTTGGACGCAAACAACCCCCGCACAAAAGCGCGGGGGCCGACCGAAAGCGCAGGGGGTGAAAGGGGGTAAAGTCCCCCCACGCCTCCGGATTTTGCTTAGATGATGCCGCCAGTCAGCGGCATGCGATCCGCAAGACCGGACACGCCGGCCACGTAGCCGGTTGCGCTGGTGTTCGGGGTGAGCACCGGGCGGACATACCGACGCGCGCCCAGGTAAGCGGCGAAGGTGGTCTTGTTGGCCTGGAGGGTGTTGGTGCCGATGCTGCCGTTGTCGCTGGTGTGGTACTGTGCTTCTGCGGCAGGCACAGCAACCCACGCGGCGTTGTCGTGGCTGTGTTCCAGCGTGAGGGTACCACCGGCACCGCCCACGGCTGAGATAACGGCGGCAAAGCCGGCAGCACCAATGCCGGTCACGTCAATAGAGGCACCTTGCACCGGGGCGGCGTGTGCGGCCTGGGCAATGCTCGGGACAATCCCAAGGTCGTGGAGGATGTTACGCATATGGTTTTTGTTTCTTTGTCGGAGTGTGGATGGGGAAGAAAGGAACGAAGGACGAAAGGGGCCCGGGTTTTAAGCGGGCCCCTCTGTGGCTTAGGCCGCGACTCGGCCAATCTTGAAGGCTTCGAAGTTCACCACGTCACCACCAACGCGGCGGCGGCAGTAAACTTCAACCATTGGCTTGGTGCTGTACGGATCGCGGAGGACCGTCATACCCAAGCGGTCGGCAATCTGGTAGCCTTCCGCGAAGTCCGCCAGGACCACCGCCAAGGCGTTGGCCGCCACTGCCGGCATGTCCGCAAACTCCCGCACCGGGTTACCCAGGAGCATGGAGGGCTGGCCCATCTGCAAGCCCGGTTGCCAAAGGAATTGGCCGGTGCTGTCCTTGAGCAAGCGAACCGCCGCAACGGTCAGGCGAGCCATGCCCCAGGTGGCGCGGGCGCGGTGCTGTTCCTTGAGGCTGTAATACAGGGTCATCAGACCGTCAGAGGTGAGCTTGGTAGCATCGCCCGAGTTGACCTGTTCAATCTGGCCCCACTGCGTACCGGCGGGGTACGTCATAAAGCCCTTAGGCTTGCCGGCGCCATCACCGTTAACGAAGGCCGTAGCCTCGCCACGCGCGAAGCGGTCGGCAACCTTCGTGGTAAGCCACGACTCGACATCCCACGCGCTATCCTCCAAGAGCTTCTGAGTGATCTTGGGGCGGGTCGCCATTTCGTGGATGGCAACGCGCCACTTGCCGACCTTCGGGGTTTTGGCGTCGGTCGGGGCGGTGGTTTCCGCGGGCCATTCAATGCCAGCGTCGTCCAGGTCCGTGGTGCCTTCGATCGCGTCCGTGCTGATCGTGGTAACGTTCGCCAGGGCGCGAATCGGGGACGATTCGAAGATGCGGCGGACCATGCGGCCGTTAAGGTCCGGGAACACGGTGTAACCACCGTCAGGACCCGAGCCCACGGACATGTCCTTAACTTCCGGAGCGGCCAGGGTGGCATACTCCAGACCCTTGGATTCCGCACCGTGCGAGAAGTAGCCACGGAACGCCTTGGAGAGCTTGGCGTTTTTCTCCGCGTCCACGGCCTTGGTGTCCGTGGTGAAGGTGCCACGCTTGATCGCGATCTCCATATTTTCGATGCGGGTTTTGACCTCATCGAAACCGGTCATCGCGTCATTGAGGCGGCTAAGCTTCGCCTCGGTCTCGCCCAACGCCTTGCCATGCTTGGCAATTTCGGCATCGCGGGTGGCCATGGTGCTCTTAAATTCGTTGTGGGTTTTGCCCAAGCCTTCGATTGAGGTCTTAAGGGCGTCGATGGTTGCTTGATCCACGGGATTCTTTCCTTGATAGGATAGGGGTTGTTATTTGATGGCGTTAAGGCTTTGGATGAGGTCCGCGATACCGGCCAGGGCTTCGGGTGCTGCGTCGTCTCGGCGCAAACCCTTGTACCCGTCGGCCAAGAAGGCTTTCGCCTGCTTGGCGGACAAACCTAGTACGTCACGGACTAGGCTTTCTGCGGTGCGAATATCAACCAGGGAACCGGAAGAAAAAAGGGACGCGGACTTGGCGTCGGTCACCAGAGCACGCGGATTCATGCCAAAGGGCACAACGGAAACTTCGTACAGTTCCACGCTCTTTAGCAGGCGCACGGACTTCCCATCGCGCGTTGCTTCTTCGGCGTCACGGATGCCGTAACCAATCGACAAGCCTTTAGGGCCGGTGCCGGTAAGCATGTTGCGGGCCTTAACGGCGGCTTCGGTGCGGCGGTCGCCATCAACCCAAAGCTGGCCACGGCAGGAAAGCCCTACAGAGTCCTCCGACATGTCCAGCCAATCCCCGATTGGTTCGCCCATATCGTGGTACCACGCCAGCAACGGAAGCTCCCCGCGGGCTTTCCACTCCGCCAAGGTTTCGCGGAACGCACCGGCTACCACCACGTCCCCGCCCAGGTCCACGTTGCCGAAGGTCGAGCCCATGCCCACGAATTCCCCTGCCGCGCTAATGGTCTTGCGCTGGAAGGGGATTGTTGCGCGTTTGCGTTCTAGGGACATGGCGGTGGGTCTACTGGTGCGGGGTGCGGGAATGCAAGCCCGGGTTATTCCGCGATGAGGCGGAACGCGCCAATGGTGAGCGACGTAACCGCGTCATACGTGACGGCGGCTTGATCGTTCGCACCGCGGAAAAGCGCGGCGGGGTATGGGCCGGCCAAACGCGAGGCGCCCGCAGGCACCACCACTTGCTTGGGCGGCACGGTCTGACCATCAACCGGGGTGCCGTAGGCCACGGACACGGTGCGGGGACTGCCGCCACCGTTGGTAATCAGCAGGAAAACATTCCCCACAGTCGGGAAGGAATCCCCACCGATGTTGGCGGCGACAAGGGCAGGGTTGATGCCCGCGCGGGTGAGGTCGGTAACGGCGAGGACTGCCATAGGAAAGCCTCCAAAAAAGAAAAGGACGCGCGCCATGGTGGCGCGCGTCCCCGGAGGAAATCAAGAGGGCTAGGCGGTTAGCCTGCCGCCGGCTTCTCCGCTTCTACCGCGGCGGCAGCGGCGGCGGCAGCGGCGGCGGCTTCCTTCTTGGCTAGCTCCGTCAAACGGTTCTCCATGTGCCCCAGCAAGGCGTTGCACCGCTCCGCCGCAAGGCGGGCAATGTTTTTGCCGGGCAGATGGTTAAGCGCATCGGTCAGGAGGGCGGCTAGTTCCTCCAAGGCTTTTTTATCGTTCTCAATCATCGGTGTCCCCTTTCTCGGGTTGGTGTGGTGCGAAAGCTAGCGAAGACGGGCGGCCTATCAAGGCACTATGTGTTCGATGAATACTTGACGGCTGTCAAAATAGTTCGCATTAGACGACGTGCCGAATTGAATTGTGACGTCCAGCGTGTTGGAAATCGTG